AATGCGTCTCTCTACATTTCATATAGTCATGCAGATGACACACGCGCCACGAAAACGAACAGCGTGGGGTTCTATGCGGACGGAAAGTTCACAGACTGTTTCTGGAATAATTGCGAGACGGTAAGTTGCACTGTCGGGATGGAGGTAAACGGCAACGGGGCCGCGACCAACGATTTCGGCAACACCGATATGCACATTATCCAGCCGATCAATGATGCTTTTGCGGTTTACGGCCTTTACATCCACTCGCTCGGTGTTGCCGGTAGCGTGGATATTATCGCACCGTATTGCGGTCCAGCTAGCGGGGCTACGGCGGCTGTGCAAATCGCAAATGCGCCCGCTGCGGTTACAGTGACGGGCGGCCAACTTGTGATGGGTGCTGCGTCTGGGTGTGTAGGGATCGTGGCTGATACATCGTCAGGCGTAACGGTCAACGGTACGATGATCCTTGAATGCGGCACCACGGCAATAGTAATGAACGTTGCGACTAATTGCCGGATTATGCCAACGATTAAAAACAAGGTCGCGACGGGCGGGGCTGCTGTGCAGTTGATCGGGGCATGTGCTGCGAACATCATTGCTCCGATTGTCATGGGCAAGGCGTCTGGATCAAGTTTAGGCGTTCAAGTGGTTGGCACTACGGATGATCGCAACGAATACAACTGCACTGGGATTGACAGCAGTTGTATCGCTGGCGGTTCTGCCAACAAGCTGACCCGTAACGGGGTGCAAATTACCGCGACCGGATTGTCTGGGACAAATCTTGTATCTGGTGTGATGGCGTAATGAAAGAACTTCGCGATCAATCTGCTCACTTCGCTGTTGCGGCCATCGTTGCGCCTAACACGCCGATGCGGGTTTGGCTTTAATCATTAAAACTATAACCAAATTGGCATGACTTCAAAAATGTGCTATGAAACGGCATGTAATGGATTGAATTAGTAAGGATAGCTTGCGATGAACACGATTGATCCGGTCCAATATGGCAAATTAATCCAAGCAGTTGAACAGCTTGAGGGTAAAGTTGCCGGAATGGACAAGGACATTAAATCGTTGCTGGCCCTTGCTAATCAATCACGCGGCGGATTCTGGGCCGGAATGACAATCGCGTCATTCATTGGCGGCTTCATCGCATTTGTGGGGCAGTTCTTTGTTCGTTAAACTCATTCCTGACCTTAAACTGGCTTGGCGCATGTGGTCGATCCGCCTTAACGCCATCGGCCTTGCGATCCTTGCTTGGGTTCAGGTCGACCCGGTGTCCGTCTTGGCTGTCTGGAACATGCTTCCGCCTGATGCGCGCAAAATCCTACCGCCCAACTTCATCTCCATTGTCGGTATCATTATTTTTGACTTATCCATGCTCGCCCGGTTGGTTCGCCAGCCCAAGCTAGAAGCCAAGCGCAATGCTATACAGCCCTAAGCGCAAGAAGGTCGGGCAAGTCATCGGCGCTAGTGCGGCGGCGATCCTGATCGCGACTGTTGCGCGCTGGGAGGGCAAATCCAATGACCCGTATATGGACATCATCGGCGTGCAAACTGTCTGCTATGGTGAGACCCATGTGCAGATGCGGGAATATACCGACGCGGAATGCACGGACATGCTTGAGCGGTCGTTGACGGGCTATGCCGAGCCGGTGCTAAAGCGCAATCCCGAACTTGCCGGGCATCCATACCAATTGGCTGCGGCGGTGTCGCTGGCGTACAATATCGGTAATGGCAACTATGCCAAGTCAACTGTCTCCCGGCGTTTCAGCCAAGGGCGTTGGCGGGAAGCTTGTGATGCGTTCTTGATGTGGTCCAAGGCGGGAGGGCGTCCTATTGCTGGACTGCTCAATCGCCGTAAAGAGGAACGCCGTTTATGTTTGGTGGGTATTTAATCGCCGGGGCTTTGTTGATTGGGGTTGTGTCGGGCTATGCCGTCCGGGATTGGCAGTGCGACGCGGCTTATTCCAAGGCGTTGGAAAAGGCAGCGAAAGAGCGCCAAGTCATGCAGGACGAGTTGAATAGCGTTTCCGCATCATATGAGGCCATTCGGGAGGAATCCAATGGACAGCGCGAAGTCAGAACCAACACGATCCGCGAGATTTATAAGCGCATCCCTGCACCTAGCGCCGATTGTGCTGCTGATACTGGCATTGTCGGCTTGCTCGAAAGCGGCGTTAATAGTGCCAATGCCGCCGCCACCGGCAAATCTGGCGACTAACTGCCCAGCCATCCCAGCGCCGCCGATGGTCCTGATTGATCCTGATCGGGCAGTTTGGGAAAGCGATCTGATAGCCAAATATCAAGACTGCGCTGTCAAACACCGTTTGACGGTCGATGCTTGGCGCAATGCAATCAATAAGGAGAAATGACATGCCATTGAAAAAGGGAAAATCCGCCAAAGTTGTCTCGGCCAATATCAAGGCTGAGATGAAAGCAGGAAAGCCGCAAAAGCAAGCCATCGCCATTGCACTGTCAGCGGCTGGTAAGAGTAAAAAGAAAAAATAGAATATGAAGGGGTAAGCCACCATGATCGATCCTAAATTAATCGACTTTTGCGAAACTCCACGACAACGCGAGATATTCGAGGCCATCCTTGAGCATAATTGCGCTCGAAAGGCCGAGAAGGCGCTTGGGCTATCCGAGAATGTGGCATATCGATCATATCGCCGGTTGAAGAAGCGGGCGGCGCTGGCGGGATATTCGCCTGAGCATGATATGGTTCACAGCGTGCCAGATGGCTTCAAGGTGCGGGGCGTATCGACCTATTATGATGCGGAGGGCCAGCCTCGCGGGCAATGGGTTAAATCGACTGCGGATGATGCTAGGCGCATGGAGATGATGCGGGCAGCGGTTGATGCGATGGCGTCCGAGATTGAGCCTGTGGGGGCCTTAGCGGGGCCTGTCGCCACAACGGACAGCCTTTGTACTGTATATACATTGACGGATGCACATATTGGGATGCTCGCATGGCATCGCGAGGGTGGGGCTGATTGGGATTTAGCAATTGCCGAGCGGACTATTACAGGCTGCTTTGAACAGGCCATCGCTGGCGCACCTGATGCGGGAATGGCGGTCCTAAATCAACTTGGTGATCTACTGCACTACGATGGGCTGTCGGCTGTTACGCCAACGTCGGGTCATGTGCTTGATGCTGATGGGCGGTTCACCAAAATGGTTGAGGTTGCCGTCCGGGTATTGCGCCGGGTCATCGCCATGCTGCTAGTTAAGCATGACCGGGTGCATCTGGTGCTGGCCGAGGGCAATCATGATATGGCGTCATCCGTTTGGCTGCGGACCATGTTTAAGGCGCTTTATGAAAATGAGCCGCGGATCTCGGTTGATGATAGCGCCTTGCCATTTTATGTTTTCCAGCATGGCGAAACGATGCTGGTATTCCACCACAGCCATCTGAAGAAAAACGATCAGTTGCCCGGCTTGGTGGCTGCACAGTTTGCAAAGATATGGGGCAGCACAACCAAGCGGTATATCCACACCGGCAACTTGCACCATGCCCATGAGAAAGAGCATTCAGGCGTGCATGTGATCCAACATCCAACGATGGCAGCGCGTGACGCTTATGCAGCGCGGGGCGGGTGGATTGCAGATCGAAACATGCAGGCGATCACCTACCACAACAAGTTTGGGCAAGTTGGGCGGGTGATCGTCTCGCCTGAGATGTTAGAGGGCTGATAGAAACCGCGCCAGTTCGCCCGGCACGTTGGGTTGGGGCTTAGCCAACCCACGCTCGACCATGAACTGCCGGGTGCGCTCTAGGTGCGCGTCGAGATAGCTACGGGGTGGGGTCACTACACTATCCTCCATGTGCAATAAATCCCCTCAGCCTCACGCGAGAGGGTGACACTGACACAGTCAGGGAGTTCGTTGCCAATTCGTGCGGCAATCTCTTCACCTAATCCATCAGCGCCCATTAGCTCCGTGTGATCTAACCTTGAAACAATATGAAACAGATATGCTTTGAGTAATTCCGCATCCTGTCCTGTGAAGGGAACCCATGCCTTGACCTTCCATGTATGGCCATGCAGCCGACCATCTCGGCCTGTATGAGCTGCTGAAAAATGGGCGGACACACCCGTGAAAATTGTTCCTTTTCTCATGCTGCACTCCATAAACTAAATTGCGGTTCATGATATTGGTTCAGGTGGCACGCTCCGTTGTGCGCTTCAATGCGTTCGACCAGAACTGCGGCTCGCGTCTCTTTGCTCTGCGGCTGATAAGTCCCTCGCCACGCCTTATCGATCCCGATATTCCGGGCGACGTTGGTGCTGTCTGCGCTCGCTAGCGGCAATTGTGTAAATATCTCTGGGTTGAGCATACGCAGCCCATGCAGTTTGCAGATAGGCTGACCATTGCAATCCACGATCCGGCTGATTGCCTCATGCGCTCGCTTGAGGAACTTTTCAGGGCGGGCGACATCAAACTCACCAGATGACCCGATGCAGACGCGGGGCCATTCGCGGGCTAGGCGCTCAAAACGATCTAGGCTTTCGTTCACATGCCAAACAGCAGCGCCGAGATGGCGAGGCATGGGCCAATCATCTAGCATCGCATCATTTTCAGCCTCTGTCCCATCAATCACATCGGGGATAACGGCCCAGTCAAAGCCGGGGTGGTTCATCCACGTTGACACAAAGTCATAATAATCCGTCCATTGCGTGCCGTGGCCCTGCTTCCAGAAGGTAAACGCGCCATTATCGAGCGCAAATGACTGGCAAACGCTGGCGGCTAGGCCCAACTGCCCAGCGTGGGCGAAACTGACGAAGGCATGGCGACCCGTCCAGACGCGCATGGCGCAAGTGTCTGGCGTGATCGGGCCTCCATGATAGTGGATCATTTCAGGTGTCCCCCTGCTTCGATCAGGTCAGCGATGTCTTGATCATCAAGGTTTCCACACTCCCGCAACCAAGCCACGATCTTGGCGCGTTCGGCTTCACGGCCCTTCCTGACGCCGTTAAGGTGGACCAGCACCCAATCGCTTTCTCCGAACTCTCCGGGAATACCGGATGGTTCACTCGTCATGGCTTTTGCGCGGGTGTTCCATGCGTCTATCGTGGTTGGATCACTCACCAACCGTTGACGTTCATTGCGAACGTTGCATTTCGTGCAGCGGACGTAATCCCCTGCGTAGTTTCCGTCGTACCAATAGTGGCCGATATGCTCCGCACTTCCACCGCAAAACAGGCATGGCTTTAGTTCCTCAGTCATGGCTTGGCCTCCTGATATTCGCCGCACC